GCCTCTTCCAGCCAAAGCCGGTAGATCGAGTCGGCCATGCCGTTCGCCACGATCCGTTTCCGGCTCTGCATGAAGCTGCGGGTCTGGGCGATGGCAGCCTTGATGGTCGAATAGTTGGCGTTCGTGAAGTCCTTCGAGAACTCTTCGTAGGACAGGTTCAGGGCCGCCGCGCCGTAGCGCATAAGGGACGCCTCGTATTCCTGACCGACGCCCGCCGGGTCCGCGACGTTCTGCATTTGCAGCTTGGTGCCCGGATACAGGTGGGGAATCTTCACGCCGTCGATCATCATGTTCTTGGACGCGCCGAGGTAGGTGTTGACCGCCGCCAGATACTCGGTGGCATAGTCCGTCACAGCCCCGCCGATGTCCACAGAGCCAGCCGAGCCGACGCCAAGCTGGGCATAGACGGCTTCCGGCGGAAGCTCGGACTCGATGGTCGCAGCATAGGACGCGGCCAAGACCGCCTTCTGCAAGGTCACGTCGCGGAACTTCCGGGCAATCGCCATTTCCCGCATCCCGGCGGCCATGTCCGAGATCGCCCGCGTCTGGTCAACCCTCATTTGCTCGCGCAGCAGGATGACCATCTGGCGACCCCACGGCTTGCGCCACGGGACTTCGCGCCAGAAGTTGTCATAGCCCGGACCCCACGCATAGTCAGACGGGTGCTTGGTTCGGATGAAAGCCGAGACCGGGGCACCATAGGCGTCCCGCTTGATGCCGCCCCGGATCATCGGGTCAAAGCCCCGGTCGGCAGGCGTGGTCAGCCGGTCGGTGTCAACCATCTGGATCGCGGTCTTGAACTCGCGGGCGTTCTGGCTGATCCACTCGCCGGTCGCCAGCACTTCGCCGCCGTAGACATAAACGCCCACGGCCAGCCGGATGATGCTGGTGAAGTCGTTGATCCGAGCCGCGTCCACCCACTTGTGCGGGCTTTCGGCCCAGAGCGTGAACTTGGTCTCGACCTCTTCTTGAAAAGCCTCGGCCCACTCTTGGGTCTTGCCCAGCAGCTTGAAGTCCGGCTTGGCCGACAGCATGAAGAAGGCCCCGACGATGGAGTCCTTGTGGATCGTGGCCCCGGATTGGACGAAGGCGTCGTTCCGGCCCATGTCCCGCGACCGGGCGTCGATCAGCAGCTTGTCCACCAGCATGTCAGAGTCAGCCGACTGAAGCGGCGGTATCCAAGCAGCGATGCCCCGCTCCATGCGGGACGCGGCGTCATAGGCCCCGCCCATCGCATTGACCTTCATGGGCGCACCAACCAGTGCGTCGATCTCTGCCAGTTCGGCTTTGCTGATCTTCGTCATCAGAGCATCCACGCTTGCATGGGGCCGACGATACCGGACGGCAGACCAAGCAGGCCCTTCAGTTCCATGATATACGCTCGCAGGCCGTTGATGTTGGTCGCGGCGTATTCGATACGCTCGCCGTTCTGGTCCACGAAGACCCGAGCCGAGTTCCCCATCCGAAAGTCGTGATAGGCTTGCTCGGCCTCGGCAAGACGGGCGGTGTAGGTGGTGCGTTCGATGTCTGTCAGGACGGTCATGCCAGAGCCTTTGCTAAATCCGCCAGAGACGTGCTGGCCTTCTTCTTCGCTTCAAACGGTTTTTGCACGACCTCGGGGTTGAAGACAAGATCGTTATGATCCCACTCTTCGGCCCAAGACGGCGGCTCTTCAAGGTTCCACCGTTCAATCCCGATAATAGAGGTCAAAGTGCCTGCGAGGCAATAGGCCAGCAAGTCCCAGCTTTCGTTCCGGTAGTTCTTCGGATTGATCCAACCCTTCGCCGGGTGTTTCACTTCGACCGTCAGTTCCGCGTAGAACGTATCGGGCAGCCAGTTCGGGAAGACGAACCGCCCGCCGGGTTCTACGCGGTCGAGACGGTGATCGACCATATCCTTCAGGCTATTGGGATTCAGCATCAGCACGGGAATTTCCCCCCGGCCACCGGCAGCCCGGTCTTTTCGTTGGCTGTCGGGATAGCTGATCGCCACGCGCGGGGCGTTCTTGACCGAGGCCCCTTTCACCAGAAGGAACCGACCAGCGATGCTTTGCTCCCACTGGTAGGTGCCCTCTTCGACCACGTTGGCCGTTTCCGGGTCCGTCTCGCCAGACCGCAGCCAGCGGACGAAGGAATAGGCGTTCGCCGTCACACCGTCTTTACCGCCAGAGTCGCACAGGGTCAGCTTGATCGCCATGTGGCGGCCCGAGCCGTCGGCAAGCTGGTAGGTTTTCAGCATGACCTCTTCCGTCAACAGCTTCCAGTCTTCAGGATACGCGCCGGGGTTGACCCACTTATGCTCGCCGTCCTCGTCCAGCCGCTTCGACTTCTTGACCTCGAAGCGGTCCACGACGTAGACATCCTTGTTCAGCGCAATGCCATGAACTTGCACGACAAAGCGGTTCTTCTGAACGTCAATCGTGGCGATCAGGAACCGGACACCCTCGGGAACCAGCCGCAGCCCAAGGTCTTTCGCGCGGGCCTTGATGGCTTCGGGAACCCGGTCGTTCGCCAGAGACTTCGGCAGGTAGGCTTCGCCCTGATCGGTGTTGATCGTAGTTTTCAGCGACTCCTCAGAGCCATTGGCCTCGTATTCCTCTTCCGCCGACAGGTAGTTATAGACCAGCGTCTTCCAGTCCGAGAAGGCCGCCGCGACACCCTTCAGCCAGAACGAAGCAATGGTCGAACGAATCGGGGTGCCGGTGATCGAGCCGTCCCGCCGCCAGATCATGCCGTCCTTGACCCAGCGCCCGTGCTTGTTCAGTTCGTGCTTGCCGGGCATGTCGCCGACCGGGTTGTGATGATACCGGGTCTCGCAATGCGGACACTTCAGGGTCACGGCCTCGGCAGCTTCCATCTTGTCCGCTGTGTCCGGCCAGTCCAGCAGGTCGAAGCTCGGCTCGAACTTGCCGTTGCACTGGACGCAAGACCAGAACCAGCGCCGCCGGTCGCCACGGTTGTAGAGCGCCAAGATGCCCTTGGTGGGCGGGGCTTCATGCGGGGTCTTCCGCTGCCACTTTGGGTTCTCGATAGCGAAGCCCGGCGATGATTCGGCGGCCCACATGCTGTGGCGGCCAAAGGTCGTTCCACGCTTACGGGCCAGATCGAAGGCCGATCCTTCGCCGTTGATGTCCTCTGGCATCCGGTCATAGTCCGTCAGCCAGCCGCGCGGGATCGGCTTGCCCGAGAGTTCGTTGATCGCGGGCCACGAGAGGGTCAGCATCATGCCCGACGCATAGTGCTTGTCAAACACGTTGTCACCCTGCTTGCCGTGGACCAGCAGCTTGCCGACCTCGGGGCTGTGCCGGTGCATACGGTCGATCCGACGCATGGAGAAGTCGCGGGCGGTGGTGTTGGTCGTCTGCACGATCATCATGTCTGCCGGATCGCAGACCGCGCTGTAAGTGACCCAATTCAAGACCATCTCGGTCTTGGCGCACTGAGCCGGGCCAGCGAAGACCATGCCGGTGAAGTCGAGACTTTGGAGCGTGTCCATCGGCTCGATCAGGTATGCCGTCAGGTCGTTCTTCAGCGGGCCGACGTAGGCACCGGGGTTGTTCAGCCAGCGGTATTTCTCGGCGGCCTGAGAGACCGTCAGACGCTCGGGCGGACGTGCCGCAGCAGCGGCCTGAACGATCAGGGCTTCGAGCGTCAGGCTCGATTCCATCATGGCTTTGAGGGCGCGTCGTCCTTCGATCTTCATATCAGGGCCTCGATCTCGTCTTCCCAAGTATCCACGACCGACAGCATCTCAGGAAGCGATTCTCCCTCTCCCACCAGTTCAGACAGTTCTTCGAGTTGCGATCCGGTCGCGGCCTTCCCGACGTTCTCGACCAGCGCGTTGTAAAGGTCCGATTGCAGGCCGTCGGCCAGCGTGACGATCAGATCGCGTTGGGCGTCAGACAGTTCAGTCTGGCGTTCGATGGTCTCGGACCAAAGCTGGATGGTGAACTTCATGCTCTGGAAGGTAAGGCCCAGCACGTCGCGGATTTTCTCCGTCCGCCACAACTGACCGGCGGCCTCTTCCCACTTCTGCCGCTTCAGCAGGGCGTCCCACACCGTCTGTTGCAGGGCGGCAGGCAGGTCGCCCCGGCGGACCCCGCGCAGATACTCGGCAGTCGAAAATGCGGGCGTGACGAGATACGCCGCC